TGCTGAGAAACCAGACAGCTTCGTTTCTTCTTCAAATGAACGCTCAGAAGATTCAATTTCATAAATCTCTTTGTGTTCTTCACCGTAAGTACTGTACTCCATACCGAACAAAGCGTTCAGACCGGGGAGTAGTTCCTTAAGTAGTTGTGCGCGTGAAATAGCCATTATTTATTCTCCTTAAGCAACAGTTGCGCCAGTGGTGTTGTTGTAGCTATGGAAGCTTCCGTTCCAAGTTACTAACACTTCTGGATAACCGATGAAAGTTAAGTTAGCAGCAGTTGAACCAATATTAATTGCTGAAGAAACAGTCAATGTGGTGCCGTTAACGTTGGTTAAAGTCAGATAGCTACCGTTTGATGCACCGCTAACATATGCGCCAGTTGCTGCCACTTGAGCAATAACCTGCATACCAGCGACCAAACCAGTAGACGACGCGACTGTTACAGTAGCGCTAGAACCAGAAGTAGTACCCGTCGTTTGAACAGTTACTGCAGTTTCTGGAACAACACCAACAACACGGAATGGCAATGCACTTGTTGTACGAACGCCGCCAGTACCATTAGTTACCACTGCGCCGCATACACCTTGAGCAGAGTTACCAGTAGCAGTGCTACCAGAACCACCAAACACAGGGTTCAAGTTAGAACCAATGAAGGATGGGCTTGCATAGGCAATCGTGCTAGATGTATTAGACAATGCAGTACCGGCAGAAAGCATTACTGCCTTCAACACAACACGAGGATCATCTACTACATATGCAACAGCATCGTTAGCATAAGTACTACCAGGGAAGAACTGTGCGCGCATTTTACCAAACAGCGGACCGCTTGGATTAGGTGCAGTTGCACTTGGAAGAGCAGTATATTCACAACCTACGAAAATACCGATTGTACCATTCACTGCAGTACCAGGAGTGGATTCAGCGGACATTGTAGACGCTTTTACTGTACCAATAGTTGTAAGTTGAACGACATCACCAAAATACATAGCGCCTGCATTTGTGGCGATTGGAATCATGCGAGTTGAACCTGCATAGGGCAGCCCGCCGATCTCATTCATAGGACGGAACCCGTAAGGCGCCGTAATATTAGATGGATAAGCCATAGGAATCTCCTAAAAAATTATTTACCGTTGCCAAACGATGTCGTTGTGCGTTTCTCGCTAAAAAGTGGCATACGTTCATCATTTGACTTCATAAAGTTGTTATCTACAGCTTCCAGCTGAGATTTATTCTGTTGAGCATAATAAGCATTACGCTGTTGAGCCATCTCTTCGGGAGCCTTACATAACAACAACCCACCGATCTCAATGTTGTCCTTAAATCGACTGTTTGGATCGGTCTGTAGCATCAATTCTGGATGATCCGTTGCTTTCACAGCAGACCAGCCTTCTCTAAACTTTGCGGATGTATTCGTGGGGTCCGCCTGACCCATCATCGAAGTCCGAATCCACCGGAAGACCCAACCAGGTTGAGGCTTAGGTGAAGGTAGTGTTTCTGGCGGTGTCCAAGCCGCTTTACGTTGTGTCGTTTCCCGATTTTCTAATTCACGAGTAAGACGATTTTCAGTTTTAGTGTTCATAATTACCACATCCCCTCTATTTTTGCGACTTCTTTAGCATAAGCTTCTGCAGATAAACCAAGTTTTTTAGCTAGCGCTAACTGAGAATTAGTTAACGTAACTGTACGAGTACCATCCGGATTTGTTCTAGTTGCCGGAGCAACTACATTCGGTGGCGGGCTACTTGCCGGTTCGGACTGTTGTTCGGACGCAGCTTTTTCCCGTTCTGGTTTTTTTCTTGGCGTAGAATCTGGAAAAGCTTCTGGAAATCGTTTCCTAATAGTTTGATCTACCTCTCGGTAATACTCATCGCTATTTGGATCGACACCGGACCTGACCAATTTTTCGTGCAAACCTAACGCTAGAGCGGTCATTTCCTCATTAGAACCGAACCAGGTATTTTTTTGTGCCCAGGCAGCAGCTTTTGGGTCTGGTCTGGGTTGTGCAGGTCGGTGCGCGGTTTGTTGTTGATTTTGTACAGTATTTTCTTGCTGTTGTCTAGGAACAGGTTTAAAACGTTCTATTTCTTTTACTTTTAGTTTAAGATCAGTAAGTTCTTCCTGTGCATTAGTAATAGCCTCAGAATCACCAGACTCATACGCTTCTTTTAACTTTCTTTTTGCTGACTCCAGTTCTTGTTTTGTGGAGTAAGTTACTTGGTTATAATAAGCCTGATGGTTCTGTTGAAGCTGCTGTTTTAGTTTCTTATTTTCTTCAAACTGAGCTTGGGCGAATCGAATTGCTTCTTCTCGTTCCCTTGCTGCTCTTTCTTTTTCTCTTCGCTCGTCGTGCCAGACTTTCTTCATCTGACCGAGTCGTTTTTTTACTTTATCGGAATATTCTTCTAAGTCATCTCTTTCTAACTCTTCAACTAGATTTTGAGGTAGTGGAGTCCGCCCTTGGTCTTCTGTTGGTGTGTCATCTACTACTTGTACATCTGATTGTTCTTGAGTTTGATCTTCTTGTTGTTCTTCACTCATTTTATTATTCTCCTAGTTATGCGCGACGTATACCTCGAGGGTCATCTACTACGGCTTCTACTGTGTCATCGTTAATAATTCGCCACTCAGTGCCATGAATAAGCACTCGGGTACCTGCATAAGCACGGGTAATAATAAAGTCACCTTCTTTACACCACGGACCATCAGGGAATCGAGTAGCATCTTTATAGGCTTGAGGCCCTAATTTAGCGACATATAGAACAAGGGTTGCCTGCTCTTCAACACGGATGGTTTCACTGGCCTTAACAAGCCCGCTATCGCCATAAGTATCGTCGATTTTAGGTACCATACACAGGATGTGATATCCCGTCGGCTGAGGAACTTGCTTGGCTTTTCGGGCGGCTTCCTCTTTTGTATCTAGGATTAATACATTACTCATCGTCTCTCTCCAAACGTTTTGCTAGGTCTGTTGTTGTTGCAGTTGCGAAGTCCAGACCAGAAATGACCCCGCAAAGTCTTTGGTATTCTGCATAGTCTTTAACTACACCGGATGCCAATGTTTCTTTGATTTGATTGCGCCGTTCTACGAGTTTGGATTCAACATAGTCCAGCGGTGTGCTATATCCCATAAATTATTTTTTATCCTCCGACTTAGGTTTTGGTTTGTTTTGATTAACGTCTTTGCTTTCTCTTGACTGCATTGCACGTTCTACTCGTCCCTCATGTCGAGCATCTTTTTGATCCTTCAATTTATCCTGCGTCTCTCTTGCTTTAATCCCTAACTCCAGCCCTCTTGCTTTTGTTTCTTCACTCCTTGTTTTTGCATCTACTCCCATTCTTAAAGCATCTAGTTCCGTCTGTTGTTGTTTGAACTTAACATCTGTACCCATCTTCATACCAGCAATCTTATTGGCAGATAACTGTTTCTTAGCGTCCAACTGTAGCTCTAGACCCTTAATCGTTTGTTCAAACTCCATCTCCTTAGCCTTAAGTTGTAATTCAGCCTGTTTAACTTGCGAATCAGTTTGAGCTTGTTGCGCCTTGATCTGTACTTCCTGTTGCTTAATCTGAAGCTCTTGCATCTGCATCTGAATAATCGGATCCTGCATCTGCTGTTGAGCCTGTTGTTGCTGCATCTCAGCTTGATTCTTCTGTGCTGCTTTCTGCGCTGCTGCCGCCATTAACTGAGATATTTGGTTCTCAATCTCTGGAGGTAGACTACTATCATGGTCCTCGTCACCGTCCTCATCATCTTGTTTTGCACCTAATGGAAGCGCAGCGCCCATCTGCATTTCAATCTCTCTACGGTATTGGAACGCCGTATGCTCCATAATGTGCGCTTGTAAAGCTGAGACAATGGCTTGAGCTTGAGGATTTTGACCTACAGCCGCTGCAATTTTAGGGTCTTGCATTAACGCTTGGTGTACTGCAACGTGGGCCATATGGTCTTGGTGCATGAACGCTTTGACCGGAGTACCCGTCATTATGTTCATATTCTCATTAACAGGGTCTAATGGTTTTAAATCTTTCTCATCTGGAATAATCTTCTTAGCGTTCTTAACCCCCATATTCTCAATCATTTGCCTGTGCAAATACGGCATATCATAGAGTTGAGGCGATGTAGTAGCGAGCTGCATGACTGCTTGATACTGGACCACACGCTGCGCCATTGTAGACGCATTAGGATCAGAAACAGGGATAACCTCCACAGTATCGTAATCTTCACGCTTGGCTTGTCGTCCACCTTTTTCTGGCTCATAGTCATAATCCTCTGGAGTATTATCACGAATAATATTGGCAAGAATCTTAAACTCTTGCTTCATGGTGTAGTGGATGCGAGCCTGAACTGCGCTCATTACCTTCAGGATTCTCTCTAACACCGCCAACGTTGTACCCACTGGAGCCTGAGCAGACATGTCAGACACCTCAATGTTAGCCACAGCAGCAAACTGCCTACCATCTGCTACAATCTTATCCATCAATGCAGCAAGGGTCTGACTTGGTTCTTTATAAGGAAGCGTAAGAATATTTTCCTTAATAGACCCCGATGGAATGTCCACATCACGGAACTCACCCGGTGCAATCGGTGTATCATCTCCCTTAATACGTAACCCACGAGTTTTTAGTCCTCCAGGTAGATTAGAAAGAGTACCAGCATCAACAAGCTGACGTAAAAGAGAAGTAGCTGCACGACTATGTCCCCCAATTAAGTGGATAAGACCAAAGTAATAGAAGCCAAAACCAGGAATGTAACCGTAGTGTACAAAGTGTTGACGCTTAGCTTTCTGTGGGTCTTCTTCTAACCAGTTACGGCGAATAGCAAGAATAGTCTGAGTACCACGCTCAATAGTAATAACATAGGGAAGTGCAATCCCTGTCTCATGATTTTTCTCATCTACATCTTCATACCCAGGTAAGTCTAAATCAACATGCATTTCAAGGAGTTGAAACCTATTATCCTTAGATGTAGTAAACCCTTGATCCGTAGCCTTTTGCTTTTCGACTTCGTCCATGACACGCATTGGTTCGCCAAGATCTACATCACGGTAGAACCCAGCGTACTGCAGCTTGCGAACTTCATTCTCTGTCTTGCGCATACGATGTGTAACGCGCTCAGCAGATTCCAAGCTAGATGCACCGTAAGGTACAATAATGTCTTCAGCAGGGATGAACACTGCAGTTTGACGATTTAAGGAAGGATCGAAATAGAGTTTTTTAAAGGCGTTACCCGCTAGACAAAGGGAAATCAGCATCCGCTCATGTTCTGGACGGTATTCCTTCATTACATCCGTCAGCTCATGGTTCATATCAGCTTCTACACGGGCTGCTGCGTCCTTTTTTTCGGGTGTCTCTTTCCCGATTATCTTGGTTCGTACCGGCCCCGCAGCTGGGAATGTCTCCATAATTGTTTCAGCTTGGAACTTAACTGCAGACTCCATCAACATAGGATGAGTTACACCACATGCACCAGGCCAAGGCTCAGTACGGTCTTCGTACTTAAGCCCCAACAATTTCAATCCATCAATATACGCAGTCAACCAATCCTTACGAGAGTTTAAATCTTCCTCATAGTCCCCTAATAATTTGCCTGCTAGTTCTTGTAAATCCCCCTCATCCATAAACTCTGCAAGGTTTGCATCAAAGTCTTTGGCTCTAGGTTTCCCCTGCATTATCATCACTACAGTAGCATCTACTGCAGTAAGATCTGGTTCTAGTTCGATAGAAATACCAGGCTCTTGTCCTGCCAACGCCTCAAGCCCTTGTGGAGCTTCATATAAACTTTTTTCAATTGCCATTATTTTTTTCTCCGCGTAGCCCTATTTGTTTTAGGGTTATACTTAAATGCTTTAGAAGTATCACCAGACTCCTTAGCCGCCCTATCGAGCGCACGTTGCTTAGCAGTCATGTTATCCCGTTTCTTACCTTTGGATGTAAGGGTACCTTTAGCGCTCATGTCTCCGCGCTTCTTTAGAATAGCTATAGCTTCACCCTTATCCCCCACTTGTGCAGCAAGGCGATTAACTAATTGGTGTTTGCCCATAAATTTTTGGGTAGCCACTATAACCCTCTACTCTTTAACCATTTGCCGACCTTGAGAATGTCCTCAGATCGGTACGCATTTTTAATTGAATTTGCTTTCATCGAAATAACTGCTATATTCCCCGGTACGTAACCTAGCTCTGGTACAAGGCGGTCTAACGTAGCGCTTCCCATACATGTCTTTTGCCCTATAAACACAAACTCAGTACCAAATATCGGACACGCATCGGGCGCTATACTGTGTATATAGGCAGCAGTAATAGTACATGGGTATTTGTTACCCGACTTCCTTGTCCTATATCTTGCTTTCGCTGCAACGCTCTTTGCCCATCTACGCTTGGGGTGTCTCTCGTAATAACTAAGTTTTGTTTTCTTCCTACACTCTAAGCATCCTTCACGCACATGTTTCTCAGACGTATGTCCTCTCTTACATGGTTTCTCCGACACATACTGTGTCAAACCCAAAGCTTTAGCTTCAGACCGAGTCATTAGTAGTACCCCTCGTACTTACGTCTACGGAAAGTTCTAGGCTCTTCTTTCTCATCGAGGTCCGTAGTGATGAACCCACCCTTACGGAATCGCATCATCGCCATAGAAACTGTATCTACATAGTCGTCGTGCTCCCCACCAGGGAAACTAGCCACTTCTTCTACTACTTCTTCGGCCCAACTTGTGTTCGGTGCCCATACTCTACCAGAGGCAAACAGATCTGACACGGCATTGAGCCTGCTAATCTTGTCATTACCCTTGCTAGGAGTGAACTCTTGTACCGGAATGCCCATCGCTCGCATCTCGTAAATGAGCGGAGCCCCCGATGCCTTCTTCTCAATGATAACAGAGTCAGGTTTCCACGCACGATACTGGTCTATCGCCTCTTGTTTAAGGCTTGGAAACTCCATACGCTCGCGGAACGCATTAAGTAGTATAATGTTGGATTGTAATTTACCTGTAGCATCGGCATGTTGGAAGATTCCCCACGTAGTAAGCGCCGAATAGTCTGCACGTTGGGTCTTTTCAAACGCTGTATCCCATGACATGAGTACAAAATCACACGGAGGAGGGTTATCTTTCTCCCATATACGCCACCAATCACGTTTTACGATGGCTGAAGCCTCAGAAGTTGGGCTTTGTTGGTACTGAGCCATCCATTTTTGGTTCGGAAGCTCCTCATGAAGCGCTGTTAGCTCCTCAATCGACCAAAATTCAGGCCAAAGTGGGTTTCC